CCGCCGCTACACGATCCAGCAAGCTCACGGGCTATCTCCCGACCTGCACGAAGGGAGACTTAGTAGGAATAACGCGACTTGACTGAGACCATTCCGAGCGTCAGAGCAGGAACGCCCGTTCCTGATCCCTTCTGGAGCTGGAAGAACGGCTGCACAGCAACCGTCGAAGCAGCACCAGCCAAGGTCAGGGCAGTCGAACTGCCGGCCACGCGAGCACCGTCAATGAAGAACCGCGGCGAGGCGTAGCCTTGCGTGAAGTCGATGCGGAACTTCTTGTAGGTGCTGGACAGCGTTACGCCCGTCGCGACGTCGTCGGTGTTGGTAACGTTGTCGTCGGTCTCAACAACCACGTTCGACGTGCTGGCAGAGCCTTCCATACGGAACCAGGCGTTCGTCGTGACGGTGTCAGACGTGTCGTTCTGAGCCGAGGCAAGCCCCATCACGAGGGTCGTCACGGCATCAATGCCGCTGACCTTCGCAACGAACTCCATCGAGTGCAGTTCACCGAGCGTGAAAGGCAGAATGTCCTTCTGGTACAGAGTGACAATTTCCGCCTCGCTGTCGGCGGCAAGGGTAAGCACAGCACCTCGACCGCTCTGGGTCGTGTAGGTCGGGGCGCCAGCGGATGAGGTGTCCTTGATTGCCCAACCCATCGGGCCGGCAGTCGTCGTGAACACCTGGGAACGGTCGAAGTAGTCCACCCACGCGGGCGGGTTGAAAATGTGAGGCATGACGCAGCTCCTTTGGGACAGTTGGTTGCAAGGGTGGCCGCCGCCCCAACACAGAGCGGCGGCTCACACACGCGAGGGATCAGCTATTGCCCTTACGGAGACCGCGCCAGTCGATCGCCTTAGCAGCGAACACCTGAGCGATCTTGTAATTCACGCCATCGGTCTTGAAGCCTTCCTCGCTGGTGAGACGCGGGGTCTCGAAGCCCTGCAGGAAGGTCAGTTCGACGGTGTCGATTTGGGCCGAATCGGCGGCGAGGAAGTAGGCCGTAGCACCACCACCGGAGGCACCATCAAGCTGTCCTTCAACCACGACCACCAACTGCCGCGGACCATTCGGGCCGTACAGGTTGGCGGTGTTGCTGTTACCGGCTGCTGAACCACCGGCGGTCGGAACCGCGGTTGAGTTGGCAAGCTGCAGGGCGGTTGCCGACAGGGCAGCCGGGACAATGAGGTAACGCGGCATGATGTTCAGGATCGTGCCGGCCGTGAGGCCAGGCTGAACAAGCATCGCCTTGAAAGCGTTGTCCAAGGCGGTCGCAGAAAGCGCGTCCGACCCGAGGTTGTTGTGACCGCCGGCTGTGGTGACAGCCGTGTTGTTGAACAAGGCGCCAGTGTCCGACATGGTCGGATTCGAGGTGAGCACCTCGTAAACAACCTTGTTGATCTTCCGCCGCATGGCGTTCCCCTGCATCATCGGGATGCGGGAGATGGCGTTCATGTCGTCGTTGATGATCGCTTCCATCGAGATGGAGAAAATCTCTCCGTACTTCTCGACGCGGTAGCTTTCCTTCAGGTCGGTGGTCGTCTTCTCCGGATACGGGGCGTTTTCGGCCACGATTTCCGGGTCAGGCAGTTCACCGAACCGCACGCGGTTGATGTTCTTGAAGTCCGCAACGCTCGGGGCGGTGCGAACCCAAATCGGATAGCTCGCCGGAGCCTCGTCAAACGCCGCAAGCAGTGTCTTGTTGGCGGCATCGAGCATCAGGTTGGCGAACGAACCAGTGACGTTGTAGGAGCCAACGTCGCCTGACCGCAGGGTGACGAAATCACGCTGCTTGATTGCTCGCGAGCAGATGTCGGCATCCGGCAGACCTTCGACGTTCTCGCCAGCTTCCGTCAGGAACGCACGAGCCAGGTCAGGGAGCTTGATGAACCGGAACCGCTCGTGACCGAGGGCGGGTTTCTCAAATGCTTCCTTGATGCTGGCAGCGCGACGAATGGCGTCGAAGTCACCTCGCTGTTCAGCGCTGGCTGTCACCTTGTTCGGCGTCAGGCCAACACCGTTCAAGGCGCGAATCGTCATCGCCGACTGAGCCGCAGCGTAGAACTTCTCGCGCTGCGACAGTCCGCCTTCGATGCGTCCGGTGGTCGGAGTTCCAGCGGACGCCTTCCGCCGCAGCACTTCACGGGCAACAACGTCAGCGGCCGTGCCATCAGCAAGCCACTTCTGGCGGTCGGTGTCGCTGACATCTCCCGGGTTCTGCCGGAAGATTTCGTTGAGGTCGGTGATCCGCTGCCGCTCGCCGCGAAGCACTTCGTTCGCGTCGGGAGTGGCGGTAGCAACAGGAGCCGCGGGGGCTGGGGTTGCCGTCACCGTCGTTTTCAGGCTGCGAATCACAGCAGCAAGTTCTTTGGTTTCGTCAGCGGTGGCGTCCGCTCTTTCGAGTTGCGAAGCCAGAAACTCCTGGCACTCGGCGTCGGTGGCATCGGACTTCAAACCCCGCTTGAGCATGAGCTCGCGCACTTTGGCAAACATCGCTTCTTCCTTTACTTGCTCTGGGTCGAGATACGCCCTCTGCGCGAGCAACGCTTTGGCGTTGGGGTCGGCGCCAACAACGACGGCCGAACCCTCAAGCAAACGCGACTTACGAACGTGTCGCGTGTTTCCCTCGTATTCGATGTCTTCCATCCGGCTCTGAGCGCCGACGGAGAAATCAGTCAGATGTCCGTCCGCGTAGTTGTTGAACAACCGCACGGATTCAGCGTCGGCGGCGAAGTACGCCCGGCCGACAAGCTGTCCATCCTGTTTCTTGAACTCGCGGATTGAGCCGCGGACGTTGTTCGTCGTTGACCGATCGTGCGAATCGAGTAGCGGCACCTGCTTCGGAACGTCCATGCCGCCAACGTGGAGCACTTCGTTCACGACGGCATCACGCTGCCAGTCGTACATCCGCACAGGCGCTTCAGTGGCGAGCACGAGCGGAATGGAACGCTGCTCGCGGTCCACTTGGGTGCGATCGATAACCGCCATGCGATAGATCGCAGGCTCAAGCGGTTGCTGGTTCGTCGGCATTCGCCGCCTCCTGTTTGTTTTGCACGGCGGCTTCCTCCGCTTCGACGACAGCGGTGGCGAGCGGAATTACGTTCTCCTGCGAAACGCGAAGCTCGAGCTTGTCGGCGAAGTCCTGTTCGACCTTTCGCTGACGGAGAACGTCGCGCCAGTCCTTGCCGCGTCTTCCGAGCGAATCTGCAAGCGTGTCGAAGCCCTTCTCGACAGCGAGGATGTCAGCGGTGACTTCCTTGACCGGATCCACCCATTCCCAGCCCGGCGCCTGCCAGACGTGCTCGGCATAGCGGTCGTAGTTCGCAACGAACGTGAAGACGTCTGGAAAGCTGGTGAACTTGTCGGCCTCAACGGCGGACGCGAGGAACTTCCTCCAAACCGGCTCACAGAGTTGACGAATCATCGCCTCCTGCAGCGGGCGGAAGTCGCGGCGGTCTTCGAGATCAGCAGCCCGGTTGCTGCTGTAGTTCGTTTGGCTGTAGTCGCGGGTCAGACGCTCGTAGGAAAGTTGCGTGCCCACAGCCATCGATCGGAGCATCAACGTGATCCACGTCTGCGCTCCCGCCTCCGAACGCCCCGGATTGATGACGCTGGCCTTTTCACCCGGGAACAGGCGGGCCACGATGCCGGCTTCGAGGTGATCGAAGGAATTGCCGTTGGTGTCGGCTGAGTCCTCGCCTGCCGCCGGGAAGATGCCCCCGTCAGCCGGGCCGGCCATCGTTTCGATTGCCACACCGAAGCAGGATGCAACCCGCTTTGAAATCTGCTCGGCTTCCATGTAGTTCTTGAGGTGGTGAAGCCACAGAACTACAGGAGCGAAAAGGCTGATCCCTCTGGTCTGGTCGATGCGTTCCTGGCGGAACAGGTGCACACATTCCTCGGCAGGGATGCGACGCGCCACCTGACGGAATGAATTCAGGTCGTTCGGGTTTCGCTCCCAAATGTGGTAGGCGACGGGGCGTCCGTAGCGGTCAATTTCAACGCCGCGGCGAATCTCATTGCCGGGCTGTGCCGCCTTGCGGGCGTAGATGGAATCGCTGATGAGCCGATCGGCTTCGATGAGTTCCAACGCCAGCGGCAGAACGCGGGAGGGATCATTCAGCTTGACGAAATGCACCAAGCACTCGCCCGCTTCGTCCATCTCCGTCTGACAAAGCCCCTGGAGCTCGTAGAACGACAGCCGGCCGGTGACGTCGCACTGCTTTTGCCAGCGGTCGAAGAGTGATTCTGCGGCTGCGTTGAACCGCTCGTTGGTTGTGCGGGACTGCGGGTAGATGCCACAGCCGATGATGTTTCGCCGCCGGGCGTTGATGATGCCCTTGGCGTAGGCGTTGTTTCGCACGAGGTCGCGGGCGCGTGCCCGGATCGTGTCGGCGTCAGACAGCAACTCGAGGTCAGCCGCCCGATTCGACGGCTTCCAATCAGCAGACAGCCGGTCGCCCTTCGCGCCATCGTAGGCACGTTGCAGCATCGCCCGGGCAACAGTCCGCTTGACTGCCCGCTCAGGCGAGAACACGCCAATAACTGAATCGAGGGCGCGCCCAATCATTCGGACGGCCTCTGAAACTTGGCGAGGCGAGCGAATGAGCCGGCA